GCATTAGTTTTCGGATAAAAAACAATTAGGAGAAATAAACTATGGCAAACCCAAATTTAGTAAATGTAACATCGATAACAGGTGAGTCGGTACAAGCAGCTTTAACTACTACTCTTACTACAGAGATTTTAGCAGCAGCATCAGATACACTTGTAAAAGTAAACAGTATTATAATAGCTAACATTGATGGAACAAATGCAGTAGACGTTTCAGTTTTTATAACTAAATCAGGTGGATCACCTGTAGCAATTGCAAGTACAATTTCTGTACCAGCAGATGCAACTTTAGTTGTCATTGATAAAAATTCAGCTCTTTATTTAGAAGAGGGTGATAATCTTGAAGCTGGAGCTAGTGCTAACTCAGATGCAACTATCACTGTTAACTTTGAAATATTAAACGACGCGTAGGAGGTCTAAGCTATGGCGAATGGCGGAATCATAGGACCTATCAACGACCCTACAAAAACAGATTTATTAGAAGCATTTACAAGTCCAGGAACTTTTACAAGCCCTATTGGAGCAACGACTGGAGATTTATTAATTGTAGCTGGAGGTGGTGGTTCAGGAAGTGCCCAAGGAGGTGGCGGTGGAGCGGGTGGATATAGAGTATTAACATGTCAATCTATACCAGCCAGTGGAGTCACAGTAACTGTTGGAGCTGGTGGTGCATTAGGAAATAATCCAAGTGCAACTGCTGCTGGAGCTAAAGGTGGCAATTCTTCATTTGGACCTCTTTCATCAACTGGTGGAGCCGGAGGTTATCAATTATTATCACCTCCTGGTAACACAGGCGCTGGTGGTTCTGGCGGTGGTGGTTCTGGAAACAGTCCAACTGCTACATCTCCAGGTGGTTCTGGTAACCAAGGTAGTTATTCTCCTCCTGAAGGAAACAATGGTGGCCCAAGTGGAACTGATGCAGCAACTTATACTAATGGTGGTTCTGGTGGCGGAGCATCTGGAGCAGGATCAGGTGGAGCTCCTGGATCATATCCATTTACTGGAGGAACCGGAACAGACGCTACACCATCATTTGGTCCTGTAGCAGACAATCCAAGTTTTTATCCTCCTTATCCTTCACCTAGAGCAGCAGAAGTAGGTAAATTTTCTGGCGGTGGCGGTGGAGAAGCTAATCTAGTTCCTGGTGTTAGTCCAGGCGGTGCTGGAGGCGGTGGTTTTGGTTACGGTCCATCAACTGCTGATAATAATGGAATAACTAATACAGGTGGAGGCGGAGGATCTTCTTCTGGTGGTACATTTGGAAATGGAGCATCTGGTTTTGTAGGAGTTAAAGTTGCTAATGCTGGACCAGTTTCAGCACCAGGTGTTTGGAGTATGAGTACTGTTTATGAGAAAGTAAAAGAAGGAAATTGGAGTAATTAATATGGCACATTTTGCTAAACTAGACGATAATAATATAGTAACAGACGTTATTACTTTTTCTAATCAAGAAGTAATAGATAATGGTGGAGATTTATCTGTTGAAGCAGAAAATTTTGTATCTGCTAGACATCCAGGAACTTGGAAACAAACTTCTTATAATCATACATTTAGAAAAAAATATGCTGGTATAGGTGATACTTATGATCCTGTAAAAGATAAATTTATAACTGCACAACCTTATGCTTCATGGTCTTTAGATGCTGACGATGAGTGGCAAGCACCTATATCTAGACCAAATACAAAATTTTTTGATGATAGTACAAATGTCTATATGGAGAAATGGAAAGAATCAACTCAAGAATGGATTGGTATATTATCTACAAGATATTTTACATGGGATTCAAATACCTTACAATGGGATGAAAACGGATTAGAGGAAGATTGGGAATAATTAGACTAATTGACAGAGGACTAAAAGTAAAATATAAAATATTAGAGGAGTATAAATATGGCACATTTCGCAGAATTAGAAACAAAAGTTGATCCAACAGGTTTTACATCAGATGAGCAACTAATTGTTAAAAGAGTTGTAGTTGTTGGAAATGACTGCGTTCCTTCAGATATGCATGTTGATGGAGAAACATGGTGTATTAATTTTTTTAAAGGTGGTATTTGGAAACAAACTTCTTACAATAATAATTTTAGAAAACAATACTCAGGAATCGGAATGATTTATGATTCTGTAAAAGATAAATTTTTAGAACAACAACCTTATGCATCATGGTCACTTGATGCAAGTGACGATTGGCAAGCACCAATAACTTATCCAACAGTTTCCTCAGAAGGTGAAGGTGAAAATACTGTTAGATATTTAATTTCTTGGAACGATACAAAATATCAAGCTGACAACAATAAAGGTTGGGAAGCAACTAAATCAAACGACGAAGCGGAAACACCAACCGTGTACGATTGGAACGGCACAGCTTGGGTGTCCGCATAGGAGACTTAAATGGCCGGAACAAATGGCGGCATAATTGGTAAAGTAAATAAATCTTCTTTCGGGAAGAATACTGTTACATCTAAAACATCTTCAGGAGATATAACAACACAACCAGGAACTAGAGTTGTTGAAACTTTAATTGTAGCTGGCGGTGGCGGTGGAGGTGCATCTGGTTATAATACTGATGGTGGACGTTCTAGATCTGGTGGTGGCGGAGGTGGATTTAGAGAAATTTCAAGTATAACTGTTTGTGGAAACACGGCATACACAGCAACTGTAGGTGGTGGTGGAGCCGGTGGACCTACTTCTGGTCCTAGTAGTGCTGGAGGAAATTCAAGTTTAGTTGTAGGTTCTACTACATATACTTCTACAGGTGGCGGTGGTGGTGGAGGAAATAATTCTGGCGGTGCAGGATTACCTGGAGGAAGTGCAGTAGGTGCTCCTGGAACCATAACATGTAATGGTGGTGGTACTGGAGGTTCAGGTGGTGGAGTAAGAAATCCAGCAAATGATTCAGGTAAAGGAAATAATCCTTCAACAACTCCTCCTCAAGGTAATGACGGTGGACCTGCAGAATATTCTGGTGCTGGCGGTGGTGGAGCAGGTGGAGCTGGAGCAGCTTCCACTGATTCAGGAACAACACCTGGAGCAACAAATGTAGGTGGAGTAGGTGGAAATGGAGCTGCATCTTGTATTACAGGAAGTCCCGTAACATACGCAGGTGGTGGCGGTGGTGCAGGAAATTCTGTTTGTGGATCACCAAGTCCTGGAGGAGCAGGTGGCCCTGGTGGTGGTGGAGTTGGCGGTGGAGGCCCTGGAGGTTCATGTGGAGCAACAGGAACTGCAAATACTGGTGGTGGTGGTGGAGCTGCTAAATTTAGCGGATCTTCTAAAGCTGGTGGTTCAGGAATAGTTATCGTAAAAGAATTAAATAAAGCAAGTGGTGTGTGGTCAATGCAAAGTCAATTTCAAGCACAAAAAGGTGGATCATGGCCAAGATTTATAGCAAGTTATTCAATAGATTATTTAGTAGTTGCCGGTGGTGGTGGCGGTGCTGGTGCAACCGGTTCAGGAGCAGGTGGTGGTGGAGCTGGAGGTTATCGTGCATCAGGTTATGGGCCTAGTCCATTAAGAGGTGATGCATTAACTTTAGAAGAAGGAGATTATGCTATTACAGTGGGAGCTGGTGGTTCAGGTGGTTCAAGTTCGCCAGGTGCAAGAGGTACAAATTCAGTATTTTCAGGAATAACATCTACGGGTGGTGGAGGAGGTCATTATTGTAATGCTGGACCACTACAACCAGGTGGTTCTGGTGGTGGAGTAGCTTATGCTTCCCCGACAGCTGGTGGTACTGGTAATACACCTCCAGTAAGTCCACCTCAAGGTAATCCAGGAGGAGCTGCACCAAGAACTCCTTCTGATTATGCAGGATCTGGTGGTGGTGGAGCAACAGCTGCAGGTGGAGCTGGTAGTACTAATCCTGCAGGAGCAGGTGGAGCCGGAGCACCTAATACAATTTTAGGACCAGACACATCCTACGCTGGTGGTGGTGGAGGTGGTGGTGGGTCTAGTGGACCTTCTACGTGTGGTGGGGCTGGTGGAGCTGGTGGTGGTGGAGCAGGAAAAAATAGAGGATCTGGACAAGCAGGAGATGCAGGAACAGCCAATACCGGTGGTGGTGGAGGTGGTGGAGGTGGTGCTCCTTCAGCTGGTGATGGAGGAACAGGTGGACCAGGTATCGTTATTGTTAGAGGACCAAGCACAGTTACATTTAGTGCTAATCCAGGTCCGTCTGCTACAATTTCAACTCACCCTGGTGGAGACAAGCTAGCTAAGTTTACAGCTTCTGGTACATTGACAATAGCATAGATGATGTTATATTAAGTTCATAAAGACATATGAACCTAGCAAATTATTATTGGTATTTTCAATCAGCAATTCCTCACAGAATTTGTGATGACATTGTAAAATACGGTCAACAATTACAAGATCAAATGGCAATTACCGGCGGTTATAGTGATAAAAAATTAAATCAAAAACAAATTAAGGATTTAAAAAAGAAAAGAGATTCTAATATTGTTTGGATGAATGATAGATGGGTTTATAAAGAAATACAACCTTATGTTCATCAAGCAAATGCGAGTGCTGGTTGGAATTTTAAATGGGACTTTAGCGAGTCTTGTCAGTTTACAAAATATAAAAAAGGCCAATATTATGATTGGCATTGTGATAGTTGGGATAGACCATATCAAAGAGAAGCTAATGATCCATCACATGGTAAAATTAGAAAACTATCTGTAACAGTTACATTATCAGATCCTAAAGACTATAAAGGTGGTG